TAATACCATTCGCCATTTCGTAACTTGGGCCATACGTATTTTCGTTTGGAGTAGTAGTGATATTCTTGCCGGGCATCGTGACACTTTGTACACGCAGTTCCAGTTCAGGCGCAGCAACATTAGTAGAATACAGACCTCCATTATATTTGATTGGTTCCAACTCAGGGGTTAATTTGGGGGTATATATTCTAACACTAAAAAGATTAGGCCTTGATACATTTTTACTAAATGTACTCATAAAGGAATTAATAGGACTGCTTTGTTCTGTTTTTGATGGGGGTCTTTCTAACATTATCGTTTCATCCTTCTTGAGTCTGAATAAACTTTGCCGGTAGTTGCACCGACAAACTTCTGTACTGGTAGTAGTACTGCTGTCATCATTTCATCTGCATCAATCACTCTGAATGGTGATTTTACATGATCAAATAGATATCTTTTTACTGTTGGTTTGACTAATGGATTTCTTTTAACTCTATTCCAAGTCAGACGTATTTTTGTCTTATCATTCATATTATTATCTGTTGCATATTCTGATATTACATTGAGCAGTTTAACTCTCATAGGAATGGATAGGTAGTGGAAGTTTAATCCAATGAATCCTCCTTCTGCAACCTCAATAGGCATGATAAGAGGGAACCTGTCATAGTATGGTAAAGTCGCCTTATGTTTTGGATCATATCCAAAGAAGTTCATTTTACCAAACATGGGTGCTTGCCGCACCTTTCCCTCACGGATTAACTGCTGTGGAGGTGGAGTACCGAGATCACGAATCTGATCTCTGAACCATCTTACTGAGCGTTCGTTCCCACCACTACGTTCTAATATTGTATCAAAGTATGTCATACTTCTATTTATACAGACTAACCCACATGGTCTTCAGTAAGTATCTTAAATTCCATTCCTCTGTCGGTACACCACTCAATTGCAGCTTTCCATTTTGCTTCATTAACGCCCCATGTACGAACTTCAGTAATATATCGTCTGGTTCTACGTTTTGGAGTTTTGGGTGGCCCGCATTGTATCTTAGGTTTAACTTCGATAATCATCTTTTTGATGGTTTTATCTCTCTGTCTAACCTTTATGTAAAAGTCTGGAAAGTATCGGTGCATCCGTCCATCTAAGGGGGATGTGTATGGTATAATAACCTCTTCACTACCCCATTCTAGTATTGCACTGGTGTTATCACAATACACCATAAATCTACGTTCCCATAAAGAACGATACACAATCTTTCTTACATCTCCTCTATACTTTGTTATGTTACTAGGGAGAAATTTTCCACTGTATGCCATGCTAAACCTTATAAATACTTTTATGAAACAATATAGGAGTATTTAGACATGCATGTAAGAGGTCATACTGCGCGAGGTGCTGGAAGTTTGAATAGATTTAAAAACCAAGGAGAATTGGTTTATGGTTTGGATAGTGGCGCAAACCAGAACCATTTCATTCGGTTTACTGCAATGATTCATTCTAAAGCAACTGTTGCATTGGCTGGCGGTGAAAACAGTGTGGCTGGAAGTCTGGCCACAAGCAACTTGCAAGCTAACAGGGTAGTAACAAGGGCTCCGATGGTATCCTCAGAGACTATGATAAAACTGTTTCTTCCAGCGCAGATAGCGGTATCGCAAAAAGTAAATTATGGCGAAGCAGAGATTGGTGGATTGATTGCTGGTGGAATGTCTGCATTGAAGTCATTCATGGGTACTGATGGTAGCTTAGGTGACAAAGGTGTTGCATCTTTAAAAGCTGGTTTGGCTGAGTTCACTGGAGCAACTGGTGCTGGCGGAATAGGAGATGTGGCCCTTCGTGCTGCTGCTAAGGTAGGAGAAGGTTTAGGGGTAACTGGTGGAACTGCTGCAATTAACATAACGTCTGGTGTAACTGTTAACAACAGAACGGAGATGATGTTTGAAGGTTTAGACAGGCGTGCATTTGCATTTACATTTAGACTCATACCACACAGTGCAGAAGAAGCCGCGACAATAAAACAGATAGTTGACTCTTTTAGGTATTACATGTTACCAGAAGTTCCAGAAGGCGCTACTTTTGGAAGGGCATTAAAGGCACCATCTACATTTAAAATTCAGTACGCCCATGAAAAAGAGTTACATAAAATAGGCGAATCTGTGTTAGAAGGTGTTGATGTGAAGTATGGTGGAGACCGTCCACAATTTCATAGGGACAATAGACCAACAGAAACAGAATTGACTCTTCAGTTTAAAGAATTAGATATTATGACTAAACGCAGCATTGTAGAGGGATTCTAATGTACTTTATTAACTTTCCAACAGTTGGACATGATGTAAAGGGTGATGGGGTATTGACTCAAATGACAGACATCACTCGTAGGGCAAGAGTATCAGAAAACTCTATTGTCTATAGTGCATCTTATGACTATTATGATGTAGGAGATGGAGAGCGTCCAGAGGACATTGCATATGACTTTTATGGAGACTCTAACCTACACTGGATTGTCCTAATGGTTAATAACATTAAGGATGTTTATACAGATTGGCCCATGTCTGTTACTAGACTTGAAAGTTTCGTAAAGTCTAAATATGTTAGTGCAAACGATATTCATCACTACGAGATATATCAAGATTCTGGCGACACTACAGTGATAATTGAACTTCCAAGTGATGCGGCAACTGTAAAACCAGCTAGTGCAGTCGCAATTACTAACTACGAATATGAAGAAGCACAAGTAGAGAAGAAAAGGCGAATTAGACTCATTCGTCCAGAATTTGTGCCTTCTTTGAAAGAAGAGTTTAGAAAAAGTATTAGGACTTAATCATGGCCGATTTAGAATATGCTGGTGAATACATAATTGAAGAATGCTCGATTTACTCTACAAGTGGTGAGGTAGTTGATGTCACTGCACTAGTCTCGACAATTAATATATTCGAAGACATCTTCAAGTCTTCATTGACAGGAAATATTGCTCTTGTAGATACTAACAATCTTCTAACAAGGTTGCCTCTCATTGGACAAGAGAAGTTGCGGTTAAAACTATCAACACCACAGATAACTGTAGCCGATAGAAGTCGTTCACTTGATTTCACAGACCATCCCCTATACATCTATCAAGTTAGTGCCAAAGTACCAGTAAACGATAGTACAGATGCATTAGTTCTTTCCTTCACCACCGCTGAGGCCGTTCGTAGTAATAGAATTAGGGTAAGTCAAGCATTTGAAGGTGAACCTGCTGTTGATATTATTAAGAAGATTATAAGGGATGAAGACTTATTGAATTCTAAGAAAGAGTTCTATTATGAAGAGACAGCGAACAACTATAAGTTTGTATCTCCAAATATGCGTCCAATAGATTTTATCAACTCTATTACAAGTAGATGCCTGTCTAAAACATATAACTTTGCACCTACATTCTTATTCTATGAGACATGCAGGGGATTCTTTTTTAGAACTATTGATGGTATGTTGGACAATAAAAAAGTCAAGCAAGTCTACATCGAAGATACCCCAAACTTAGAGTCTGATGTAGAAAGAAACCTGATTCGATTAATTAGTCATACTGTTGTTGATTCTACCAATGTTATGAAGAACATGCGACAAGGTATGTATGCATCTAATCTTTTGATGATTGACTTAGTTAATAAAACTGTAGAGAACTTTAACTACAACTATTTTGACAGTTTTGAAAATGGTGAGAAACAAGATATACATGTAGATGAACATGCCAAGTATACAACTGACAACAAACCACTGGCATCTGAAAGTAAAGACGATTTTGGTAAATCACTTGCAGACTACGATCAATCAACAGTCTATATGCAAGCAGTGGATAGGAATCAACCTAATGGGTTGTTATCAGTACGTCACTCTGGACAATTTGATTACTCAGGTACAGACAGTTGGTTACAACGTAGAAAAGGTAGGTTCTCTGCAATGAGAGCTGCAATAACTATGAACATAGTAGTATATGGACAAACTGACATTTCTGTTGGAGATTTGATTGGTTTAAACATAAAGAATAAGGCTCATTATGTCACCGACCCAAATGATAAAGACCCGTACTATGGAGGTAGATATCTTATTACTCAACTTAGACACTCATTCACAGCAATGGATGGTCAAGCGCTACACACCATGCATATGCAAGTCGTGCGTGATACAGTTTCTTCACAATATCCTAAAAATGGTGTTACTTTAGTTGATGCAAAAGAAGTATCCCCCGTAGATAAATTAATCCCGATGGGTAGTGAAGATACTACCCCATCAAATTACTAAAGGAGGACCAAAGGCAACCTAATTTGTTATGTTAACCATTCACATTTAATCAGAGGTAATATATGACCACCAAACTCAAAAACCGGCTTAAGAAGATGAACTTCCAACAGAGGTTGAACCGCAGAGTTGAAATTGAAGATAAAAAGGATGATAAATACTATGAGGAAATATACACAAACAAGATTCGAGAGTTGTTAGGACAAAAAAATGAAAACATTTCAAGACATGCAGGAGGGGGTTTATGACCCTAACATATTTAAGGCCATCTTTTTAGCAGGTGGGCCAGGCAGCGGTAAGTCTTATGTTGTTCGTAAGACTACTGGTGGATTAGGTATGAAAATCGTAAACAGTGATGACATCTACGAAAAGATGTTAAAGGATGCTGGACTAGAACCCACACCAGAAGATATATTCTCTGATGAAGGGCAAGATATTCGTCTAAAGGCGAAGAAAGTCACTAAGGTAAAACAAGGTGGATTCTTAACAGGTCGGTTGGGTGTCATCATTGATGGAACAGGTAAGGACTACGCCAAGATTGCAAAACAGATGCAGTCATTGACGGGACTTGGGTATGAGTGTTCTATGATTTTTGTCAACACCTCTTTGGATACAGCACAAGAACGCAATCTGATGCGTAAACGCACACTACCAGAGAAACAAGTTGCCGTAATGTGGAAGGAAGTACAAAGTAATATTGGACAGTTTCAAAGTCTATTTGGTTCAAGGAACTTTATCATTGTGGATAACAATGAGGCTGGAGAAGACGTTTTTGTTAAAGTCTGGAAACGGATAAACAAGATGGTCAAAACAAAGGTAACTAACAATATTGCAAAACGATGGATTGAGCAAGAGTTAGATAAGAAAAAAAGATAATAATAATAAAATATTTGAAATAATATTCAAGTCCTTGTTCTGCAAGGACTTTTTTTTAATCTTTTTTTGACAAAACACTTGACTTGTTATGGTAACAGTGGTATAATTAGTTATAGAATAAAGAAAGAGATAGAAATATGGAAAACGATGTGATTGCAAAGGATCTTTTAACTAAGTTTATAAATTGGGAAACTTCAAAAGAACTTCGTAAGACTACTGCTGGCAGCAACGGTCAGTTGAGACCATTCTTGAGCTCAACTAGAACAAGTGATGGAATGTCAATGAATGAAATATTAATAAGAAATCTTTATATGTGGTCTGACTATGCTTATGATGGTATGAGCTATAAAGAAATTGCAAATAAGTTTGACTTGTCTTATGGCCATGTTGCTTACAAAGTTTTTGAAATGGATAAAAA